AAACAACCGTGGGACTGTGCATCTCGGACACACAGTGTTTACAAACTTGAGAATTGTGATCCCTGTCCCTGGATTGCGAAAATAGATGGCGAGTTTTATCCAGCAAAATACTATTTCACTGTAGATTACACTGATTCAGACACTGCGGATGATCCAGCACAGCACAAGCAGTCTCATGTGCTTGAACTACTAGATGCTAACGATTGGACCGGCAATATCGTTGCTTTGCCCAATAATCGCGTGCGAGTAACACGCCCAGCCCAGTATGAATTGGGCGAAGGAGCGCCAGACTTTAGACCATCGCAACATATCCATTACAGCAAATCTGATTTAGACTATACGCTCGATGTCAACCAGATTTTTAATAATCTGTACGCGGAGCAAGAGGATGGCGACTAGCGGGTCCAAAGATTTTGAGCTGGATGTAGCAGATTATGTTGAAGAGGCATTTGAGCGCTGCGGATTAGAGCTACGCACCGGGTACGATCTGAAAACCGCACAACGATCCCTTAACCTCATGTTGGCAGAGTGGGCTAATAGAGGACTCAATCAGTGGACGATCAAAGCTAAGACCATTTCGGCGGTTAAAGACACGATTACCTATGATGTGGACTCAACCACGCCAACCAGCATTATTGATGTGTTGGACGTGTTTGTCAGAGAGACCATATCTGGCACTACCACTGACGTGCCGCTGAGCAAGCTCTCTAGAGCTGAGTACGCTCACATCTCCACCAAAACCACCACTGGCAAGCCAAATCAATACTTTGTGGACAAGCAAATCAGTCCCACTATTACAGTGTGGCCGGCGCCAGATAAAAACAGTACTTACACCATCCACGTCAATGTCCTGGTGCGAATGGATGACGCAGATGTGGGTGCCAATACCCTTGAAATGCCCTTTCGGTTTTTTCCATGTCTAGCAGCGGGTTTGGCGTATTACATGGCGCTCAAGCGCGCACCGGAAAAAGTACCTTTGCTCAAGCAACTCTATGAAGAAGAGTTTGAGAGAGCATTAAGTCAAGATCAGAGCAGAGCATCATTTAAAGTAGCGCCCGATCTGACAATCTACAGGATAGCCTGATGCCATTTGCACCGGGCAAAAATGCTTACGGCATCTGTGATATCACGGGTTTTCGCTACAAGCTCAAGGATATGAAAAAGACCTGGGACGGCCTGCTCGTGGGCCCAGATCAATGGTCTCCTAAGCACCCGCAATTGATGCCCAAGCCCCCGCCGATTGATCCTCAGGCAGTGCGAGACGCCAGAATCGATCCCTCTGCAGACGGCAACGATGGCAACTTTTTCATGGTGTACACTAACGTCGGCAAAGGCAAACTAGGCACCCAACTGACGCCGTTTGGACTAACGGTTAGCGTAGGGACGGTGACGGTGACAACATGAGCTTTACACTCTCTACTCTCAAGACCGCAGTGAAAGACTATTTGCAGGTGGACGAGACAACTTTCAACGCCAGCCTAGACACGTTCATTAAAGAAGCTGAGAGCCGTATTTTTAAGCTGGTGCAGCTGCCAGAGCAGCGTCAGAATGTCACCGGTAATGTCACTGCGACTGTGAGGTTTCTGGCGACGCCGTCTGATTTTTTTGCCCCCTTCTCTCTGGCAGTGATATCAAGTAACAAATATCACTACCTTGACTACAAGCACCCATCCTTCATCAAAGAGTTTAGTCCCGACACAACGGTGACCGGACGCCCGCGGTATTACAGTCTGTTCGACAATACGGCTTTTGAGCTATCCCCGGTGCCAGACCAAAGCTACTCGATCGAACTACATTATCTGCATAAGCCGCCGTCGCTGACCGTGGGCACCGATTCTGGCAGCACTTTGCTATCCACCGATCATCCCGATCCTTTGTTATACGGCACATTGGTGGAGGCTGCGGTCTTTTTGAAGGAGCCGCCCGATGTTATTGGAAACCTTGAGCAACGGTTCAAGGAAGGCATCGCTAGAATGAAAAATGTGTCTGAGGGCCGCGCAACCAGAGATGAATTCAGATATGACTTGTTGAGGACAGGGGTGACGTAGAGTGTCTAGAATCAGGGATCTAGAAGGAAAGAAAGTAGCAATAATTGGATTAGGCGCATCACAAATAGATTATGTCATAGGCAGAGAAAACAGCGCTGTTTGGGATGAAGTTTGGTGTATAAACTCAAGTATCTCCGTATTCAAATGCGATCGAGTCTTTATGATGGACCCAGCGTCGCGCTATCTCGACACGGAGGATGCCGGCAATCAAACAGACGTCATGCGGCGCCTGCTGCCTGACTTTGACCCCGCCATCCCAATCTACTCCTGCGAGCTGGATGAGAGAGTTCCAGCGGTGGTGGAGTTTCCCATCAATGATGTGATTGAAGATCAAAAATGTGCCTACATGAACACGACTGTGGCCTATGCAATGGCGTTTGCTCTATATAACAAAGTGGATCATATAGACCTCTTCGGTATGGATTTTAGTTATAAACACAATCTACACTTTGCGGAAGCTGGCAGAGCTTGCGTGGAGTTTTGGGTGTCGCGGTGCATTAGTAACGGTGTAAGCGTAGGGTGTAGCCCTCGCTCTGCCTTGCTCGATAGCAATGTGGAGCCGCATGAAAGGTTATATGGATATCATCGATTAGACGATCCGCTCATAGCGACTCCTGATGAAGATGGTCAGTGGTTAGTATGTCGGCGCAGTCAGTTTGCTGCAGCGCAGGAAAAATATAACTTTCAAAAGGTAGAATTGCCTTCAGCACCGGAGCCATATAAAGGATGATTAGTGCAAATGTTGGAGTGGAAGTGGGAACCGTAGGCGTTGCCACTTCCGACAATGGCGGTCATCCGCCAGAATTTTGGGCAGAACGGGCGGTTCAGCAAATAGCAGGTATTTCAGAAGATGCGCCGCCCCATATCCGCCAGCAAGTAGAGGCTTTTCGACAACAACTTTATGAGGTAATCTTACGTCAAATGAAAAGTGCGATTTTCAGTGATCGCACGACTTTGGCGTATCTGCTACGTAGCCAGGGACACGCTGACTTAGCGAAGATATTGAAGGAGCTTTGAATGGCCATCTCCAACGCAGTCTGCAATTCTTTTAAGCAAGAGCTCCTAGTTGGAACTCACAATTTTACTGCCAGCTCGGGCAACACTTTTAAGTTAGCGCTATACACGTCTTCGGCAACATTAGGCGCCAGCACTACGGCGTTCACAACAACCGGGCAGGCTTCTGGCACCAACTACACAAGCGGTGGCAACGCCCTTACTAGCGTTACGCCAGTCTTGGCGAGCTCGACTGCGGTGTGCGACTTTACAGACCTCACCTTTGGCACCGCGACTCTAAGCGGTGTCCGCGGGGCGCTTATATACAACAGTTCTGCCTCCAATAAAGCGGTATGCAGCTTAGACTTTGGCGCTGATAAATCAAGTACAGCAGGCAATTTCACCGTTGTATTCCCGTCACCTACCGCTACAGGCGCCATCATTCGGTTGGCATAATGTATGCCACTGCAAGCGATTGACTTCCGGCCTGGGATAGACAAAGAATCTACTGATTATGCGGCGAAAGGTGGCTGGGTGGATGGCAACCTGGTCCGTTTCAGACAAGGGCGTGTGGAGAAAGTCGGCGGCTGGCTTAAGCTGGGAGAGAGTAGTTTTCTGGGACTCGGCCGCGCATTACACGCTTGGATAGCACTCGACGGCACTCGATACCTTGGTATCGGAACCACTTTGAAATATTACGTTGAGGCCGGTAACGCTTACTACGACGTGACTCCGATACGCGCCACGACTGGCGCAGGTGATGTTACCTTTTCTGCTACGAATGGTAGCAGCACTATCACCGTAGCGGACACAGCTCATGGAGCGGTCACTGGCGACTTTGTTACCTTCAGTGGCGCAGTGTCGCTAGGCGGTAACATAACAGCGACGGTGCTCAATCAGGAATATCAGATAAGCCTAGTGACGTCTACGAATGCTTATGAGATCACCGCGAAAGACACTTCTGGTTCTACAGTCACGGCCAACTCAAGCGATTCTGGTAATGGCGGTGGTAGCATTGTGGGCGTCTATCAAATAAACGTAGGCTTAGACACTTATGTAGTTGCAACCGGTTATGGAGTCGGAACGTGGGGCGCTGGCGGATGGGGATCAGCCTCTGCGATTTCCTCTGTTAATCAATTGAGACTTTGGACACATGACAACTTTGGCGAAAATTTAATCATTAACGTGCGGGGTGCGGGCCTCTATCGGTGGCTAGAAAGTAATGGTACATCGACACGGGCTGTTGAATTGTCTGGGATTACGGGGGCCAATAAGGTTCCGACCAAAGCCTTGCAGGTGATTACCTCTGAAACGGATAGGCATTTGATTGTCTTAGGTGCGGACCCACTGTCTGGCGGGAGCCGGACGGGATCGGTAGATCCGATGCTAATTGCATTTAGTGATCAAGAAAATGAATTAGAGTTTGAGCCACTCAACACAAATAGCGCTGGATCTCTGCGAATCTCAGCTGGGAGCTTCATTGTTGGCGGAATCAAGAGCCGTCAAGAAGTGCTGATTTGGACTGACACCAGCTTATATAGCATGCAATTTATTGGTCCGCCGCTAACCTTTGCGGTAAATCTGGTTAATGAGGGGGCGGGCTTAATTGGACCAAAAGCTGCCGTCGCATCGCCAAACGGCGTGTTTTTTTGCAGTAAGACAGGGTTCTACACCTACACCGGATCGGTACAAAAACTACCGTGTTCCGTCCAAGAGTTTGTTTTCAACGACATCGACCTAGGTCAAGCTTTCAAATGCCACATGGGCTTGAACTCTGAGTATGGAGAAATGTGGTTTTTCTACCCAAGCCTTGAAGATGGCACGGGCGAAATCAGTCGATACGTCATCTACAACTACGAAGAGAATCACTGGAGCATAGGCTCACTGGTGCGTTACGCCTGGCTAGACGCAGGCATTGAAGATGCGCCATTTGCGGCCGCTACAACCGACAGCACGCAATGCATTTTTCAGCACGAGACAGGCTATGACGATAACGAGTCCCAGATGTCTGGGGTATTTGTGGAGTCTGCTGACATTGATCTTGGCGATGGTGAAAATTTCAGCTTTATCAAAGAGGTAGTGCCAGATGTTAAGTTTGTGGTTGATACAGGAATCAGCAATAACCCTGCAATCAATTTGGCGTTGAAGCGCCGAAACTTTCCCGGCGATTCGTTGATCACCGACAGTACAACCCAGTTGCTCAGCACCACTACTTTTAAAAGTCTACGCAGCAGAGCAAGGCAAGTGGTGCTTAGGTTTGAGTCGGATGATGATCTATCAGACACTGATGCAAAAGGATATAAGTGGCGTCTTGGTAGAACGCGCTTAGAAATACAGCCTAGCGGGAGACGATAATGAGTGTCCTGCTTCCTACCCGACTGCCGCTTGCTCAAGGCGCGGATCAGGGGGTTTCAGCAGATACTTTCAACCGGCTGGTTCGTATCCTTGAAATCAACCTTGGCGGGGTAGATTTCAGCATTTCACCACACTTCAATAGTACTGAGATTGCGGAACTCCAATTTGCAACTGGAGCGATTATCTTCAATACTACAACCCAAGTGCATCAAGCGTTTGATGGCACACGTTTAAGAAATCTGTACGAGCACCAGACTTACCCGTCTGGCGTTTCTGCAGCCCTTAGCGCAGGTACGGTGACGGTGACAACATGAATACACTTTTGCAGGAAAAAATCGCTAGGCTAGGGGCCACACAAATGCCGATGATGATGGCGGAGGGCGGAGAAGTAGATCCCATAGACCCTACTTCGCCGGACTCAGAAACCGTGTCAGATATCGCTATGGCGGCAGAGATGCCTCAAGACCCCAACGCTGATTTGCGTGAGATGATGTCTGCACTGATGCAGCAAGCCGACAATGCAGAAGACCCGCTTGAAGCCCGGGTGGCTCAAGGCTTTGCAGAATCGGCGCAGATCTCCTCCCAAGCGCCGCTCGCTGACATGGCCGTACAGCTGTCGCAGGCCGGTCGGGGTACCGATACTCAATTGGCTCACCTGACTGCGGGTGAGGTCGTTTTGCCTAACGAGATGTTTGAGGACGCAAATTTTGAACAACGAGTGGTGGATCGATTTGAAGAGCTTGATTTAGACCCAGCACAATACGTCGTTGGCTCTGGCATCGCATCTCTAAACCCAGATACGGGTTTAGAAGAGTTTATTTTTAAAAAAATTGCTAAGTTTGGAAAAAAAGTTATAAAAGCGGTCGCGAAAGTAGCTGAACCTGTAGCTAACGTGGCTCAGTTTATACCGGGCCCTTGGCAAATTCCGGCCGCACAGATCAGCAAGGGATTCAATATTTATAACGCTGTGAAGAGCGGCAATCCTTTGGCAGGGATCATGGCTTTGACAGCACCAATTCCAGGCGGCGGCGGAGGTTTCTCTGTCCCAGGATTTGGCGGCGGCTCGTTTAGCTTTCCAAGCGTCGGTTCTATGCCGACTTCAAGCGGCGGCGGTATAGGTAGCTTGTTCGGAAAGGTAGGCGATTTCTTTCTGGGTAGCGGCCGCTTTGACACTGACGGTAAAGGGTTTTTAACTAATCTTGGAAATTTCATAACCGGTCAAAGCGCCTCAGAGGTATTAACGGAGGCTGCTAAAAACAATCAAGGAATACAAGACCTGATCAGGCAGGGTGGAGCGGCCGGTCTGACTCCAGACCAAATCTTAGCTGAGGCGCAACGGTCTGGTCAAATAAGCGCTTACGCTGGGCAAAATATTTTAGGTAGAGCTGGCGAGTTCATTTTGCCTGGCAGAGACGAGAAAGGACTGTTCACTAATGTCGGCGAATTCTTAGGTGGTATCGGCGGTGGTCCACAAGGTCAAATGATGCCGGGCGGCGGTGTCCCCGGCGGCGGTTACGGTTTTATGGGAGGCGGCGGTGGCGGCTTCCCCGGCGGCATGCTAGGCGCTGCTGGGCTTGCCGGTCTGATTGGCAAGCTGGCTTACGATGAAGCCAAAAACAGGAGAGGCGTCCCTCTCACTCCCTTGACGCAAATGAATGCGGCAGGCCGGTACAATATCGAAGCTGAGATTGCGAAGAGAATGGGACAGCCTGCACCGAATCCTGTGGAGTTTGGCCTGTTACCAAACAATTTCCCCACCTTGAGTGGCGGTCAGCCAATCCCTGAGGGCCAGCAATTTACACCTCAGCAGACTTTGTTAGCCCCTAACCCAAATGACATAAACGAGCCGCTACCGTTACCGAACTACACCGTGCCACAAGTAATCTCAACTCAACCGCAGCCAGTGCAGGCGTTTATGAATGGCGGTGCGGTCTACAAGTCTGAGGGCGGCGACATGGATGGCGAGGCTTTTTTTGTTCGGATGACGGGCGACATTGACGGTGCTGGCACGGAGATCAGTGACGATATCCCCGCAATGTTGTCCGACGGTGAATTTGTCATGACCGGCCGTGCCGTCAGAGGGGCGGGAGCTTTTGACATGAAAAACAAAAACGGTGTCTTGACTTTGACCGCCTCCAAAGAGGAAGACAGAGATCGAGGCACTGATTTGATGTACGAAATGATGGATGTCTTTAGCGGTCGCGCATCCTCGCCAGCTACGGCGAAGGGGGCTTGATATGAGCGCATTGCCGCTGCCCACGGACGGGCCTGGATTGACTCCAGAGCAGAGAGCCTATATGTCCGCCGTGTACGGGCCAAACTCTTATCCCTTAGCGGTTGCAGAATCTTTAGGATTTATGGGTGACCAAGCGGAAGTTGACGCTTACGTTCAGCAGGGTATGCCCTCGACTTTTCGAGAGCCGCCGCCGATGGATTTGGGGTCACAACTCGGGGGTGGCCCAACAGGCTCTGATATTCGTGATGCAAGGTTTATTGACTCAAACCAAAACGGTATTGATGACAGAGATGAGACACGGCCTACAGACACTCCCGTCCCTGAGGAGGTGGTAACACTGCCTACAGAGCAGACTGTGCCTGCAGTTCCTAGCGGCGTAGGCACTCTTGACCCCGGCGCTTTTGTAGGAAGCGTATCTCAAACAAGCCCCTTGATGGATCCGAATATCCAGCAGCTTCTATTTGGGCTAGGCGATCAACCAGGGTTTCTGCAAGGGGCCTTCCAAGCCGCACAGAATACATTTTTCAACCCT